AAATCCCTTAAGGGGTTTAGGACCTTCCGTGTCGATCAGAGCTTTACAGCTTTGGCAATCGAGAAGTATCTTCATTCTCTTGACTGTCCGCGGGCGCTAACTGTTTGGCTTCTCTACGAAAGTGGAGAGCATGAGCAATTAGCTAACCTTCAGGTAGATCCTCTGAATTATAATACAGTTCAGAGTTTTAGAGATGCCTACAATGCTACAAAATTCTTGTCAAAATTTAAGGGGTTAACCCTTGAATCTGACTTAGATCGAGTAGCACTTAATAAGTTTTCTGAATTTGAAGACTTATGCAGGCAAACCAATTGTCGCTTTCGAAATCTTTCTGCTGATCCTCTTTACAAAGGCTCGGCCGTTTGGTTGCATAACGCAATCATTCGTAAAATTGAGAGAATTCTTGGCGATTTTGATTATGATGCTTTCTTCTCGCTTCCTGACTGGGGTCCTGGCGCCTCAACTCTTATAAAGAGGAGAGTAGCCAGTCCAGCCAAGAAATTCCAGTGCGAAACTGGAGTGACACGAGATCTGTACTCTCTATTCCCAGTTCACCTCTTGGAGAAGATTTATCCTCTTTGGGGTGCACATCTGAAAGAAGTCGGTTATCCGAACTTTCAGATAGGGAATAGAGTTGTTACTGTACCTAAAGACGCAACTACCAACAGAGTTATTGCTATTGAACCTGGAATCAATCTTTGGTTCCAGCAATCTATTGGCAAGATGTTGCGAACGCGTCTCCTTAGGTGTGGAATCGACTTACGCAAACAGGGTGCGAACCAACGTGCTTCTCGGCTTGGTAGTACTACAGGCCGATTGGCAACTATTGATTTGTCTTCTGCTAGCGATTCGGTGTCCCGTTCTGTTGTTGAGGCTTTATTACCTCCACAGTGGTTCGAGATACTAGACATTTGTCGATCCCATTTCGGGACCATTGATAACAAACTAGTTGGTTGGGAGAAGTTCTCCAGTATGGGGAACGGCTTTACCTTCCAATTAGAATCCCTACTGTTCTATGCTATTGCAGTTTGTTGCTGCGAGCATTTGAACATCCCTCGCCTTCAGATTTTGTCTGAGGTGAGTGTTTACGGTGACGACATTGTAATACCGTCATCGTGCTTTGAGATGTTCTCAGAGGCAATGACTTTCTACGGCTTTCGTATTAACGGGTCGAAGAGTTTTTCTGACTCTCCTTTCCGTGAAAGCTGTGGAGCTCATTATTTCTCTGGC